ACAATTGTTTGTGAATGGATTAAAGTTTACGAATCGTAGGAGTTTAAATGGCTAATACTACTTCGGGAACAGCAACGTTTGACAAAACTTTTTCTATTGATGAAATAGTAGAAGATGCTTTCGAACGTATTGGATTACAAAATGTTGCCGGTTATCAATTAAAATCTGCAAGACGATCTCTTAACATATTGTTTCAAGAGTGGGGCAATAGAGGTATTCACTATTGGGAAATAGATGAGGTTAATTTAGATTTAATTGAAGGACAATCAGATTATGATTTTTTTAGATCTAGCGATGATGGCACAAGTGCAACATCAACACCAAACGGTGTTTATGGAATGTCCGATGTCCTTGAAGCACAATTAAGGTCTAATAGAACTCAAACAACACAATCAGATTCACCGATGACAAAAGTAGATAGATCTACTTATGCAGGGTTTTCAAATAAATTATCTAAAGGAACACCTAATCAATATTGGGTAGAAAGATTTATTGATAAAGTTAGAATACATGTTTATCCAACACCAGACTCAACAAATGCATCTAAAGATATGCATTTCTATTACATAAAAAGAATCCAAGATGTAGGTGATTATACAAATGCAACAGATGTACCTTTTAGATTTGTACCTTGTATGGTTGCTGGTTTAGCATTTTATCTTGCACAAAAATATCAACCACAAGTAGTTCAAGCTATGAAATTATATTATGAAGATGAATTAGCTAGAGCGTTAGCAGAGGATGGGTCAGCTTCGAGCACATACATTACGCCTAAAGCTTATTACCCAGGAACATAATGGCAAAATTTGCAACAGGTAAATATGCAAAAGCAATATCAGATAGATCTGGTATGGAGTTTCCATTTAATGAAATGGTTAGAGAATGGAATGGATCTTTTGTACATATATCTGAGTTTGAACCAAAGCAACCACAATTAGAACCAAAACCCATGAATGGTGATTCTATTTCTTTACGTAATGTGAGACCAGATAGAACAGAACCAGCAGTTGCTGCTATGTTAGGAAACAATCCTTTTTCTGTAACTGCCTCGTCACAAACAATCACAGTTACTGAAAATAATCATGGTAGAACAAGCGGAGATACTGTAAGATTTAGAAACGTACAAGGAAGTCCTGGAGGAGTAGATTTTTCTAGCTATGAAAGTGCATCAGGATTTAGTATAACAGTTACGACAACAGATAAATACACTTTTAGTTTAGGAGTAACTCCAAGTGTAACAGAAGACGGAGGAGGACCAACTGTGTCTGCAGGACCAGTTACATTAACACCATGATAAAAAAATTAAAAAATTTTATTTGTAAATTACTTGGCATTAAACAATGTGCATGTTCAGAAGAAGTTTTAATTGTAGAAGAAACTGCAAAACAAAAAAAGATACGTGAAAAACATAAAGGAGAAACTCAATAATGGCTGGATTAAGTGCATCAGGATTAAAAACACAAATTAGAAGTTATACAGAAACAGATTCTAATGTTTTAACAGATTCTGTTTTAGAAAATATTATTTTAAATGCTCAATATAGAATATTTAGAGACGTACCAATTGATGCTGATAGAAAACAACAACTAGGTAATTTAGTTGCTGGACAAGAATCAATTAATGCTCCAGCGGGTGCATTATTTATTAGAGGAATACAAGTTTATAGTACGGCAGGATCTGAAACTACAGGAGCTAATAGATGGTTAGAGAAAAAAGATTATACTTACTTACAAGAGTTTCAAGATGTAACAGGAACATCAGCAGCTCAAGGTCAACCTAAATATTATGCTATGTTTGGTGGAGGTACAGGAGAATCTGATACAACATCAGGACGTATAGCTTTTTCTCCAGTCCCTAATACTACTTACAGATTTAGAGTACATTTTAATAAAATGCCTGATTTGTTAGAAGGCACTGGTACTAATTATATTAGTATGAATTTTTCAAATGGGCTATTATATTGTTGTTTATCGGAAGCATATGGTTTTTTAAAAGGTCCGATAGATATGTTGACATTATACGAGAATAAATATAAACAAGAAGTACAGAAGTTTGCTAACGAGCAAGTTGGTAGAAGACGAAGAGATGACTATACTGATGGCGCTGTTCGTATACCGGTAAACTCAGCAAACCCGTAGGAGATAAATTATGGCAA